CCGGATACTGATAATCATTGATTTCAGTGATTTCATAAATGTCGGACTTGTTTTCAGGAAGGTACGGAACCCGGTCAATCCGAATCTCACCGTTTCTTGTCTGATACAAAGCCATACCGGCTGCGTTAGCAGAAAGCTGTAGCACATCAGCGTTTTTATACGAAGAATTTCCGTTGTTAAAATCAGCTGTATAATCCTTCAAAGATTCATTGATGTAATAGCTGATACCGGAAACATCAAGAAGTTCCAAAGCGTCATAACACATTTCGTATAAAGTTCCGCTTTTCCTTCCGGTATATAGTGAATCGATTAAAAACACCAAAGCATCTCGAGCTTCAAAGGAAGCGGTAATGCCATTAGAAGGAATGTTCCAACTAGAAAGGTAAAACTTACCTCCGTTAATCCATTCAGTCTGTCCGTCCAAGTCCATGCCATACTTTACAAAAACAGCTTGGCGTTCATACAGATACTTGTAGAGACCGTCTGGGTTGATAGGATTCCATTTTTGATCGCTGTTATCAACGGAAAAAGAAATTGAATCCTTGGAAAGCTGGCCGGAAATTGGGTCTCGCTTTGATTTATGGGAATACGACAGAAGGTCTGTTTTGCTAAATTTCACACGTTGTCCAAATTCCACTTGCGAGATACGAGCTCTTCGGTTTGGAATACACCATTCAAGAATTTCAATAATAACCAAATCATAATTGGAAATCTCAAATTCAATTGAAGTTTCGGTGGAATCGTTGTTGTCAATTTGCTTTTCCAAAAGAAGAGCGGTTCCTTTGTAAGCGGAAACTTTAAATGATTTTGCCCATTCATTTAAAATTTCAGACCAAATGATTGTCAGACCCGGTATTTTTTCTTCGTGGATTTTACTAAAAGAAAATGTGATGGTTGGATGATTGGAGCTTGATACGCATTCGCCGCTTACATAGCCGCATTCTTGATACGGTTCAGAATTCGGGACGATATCAAAGCTTCCATCTAAAACCCAAAAATTAGTTTCAGCAGTCGCGTAATTTCCAGAAGTGGAAATGTCCAGGTCAGTGATGGATGCCACGTTGCTAAACACGGTTTGCGAACCTGAACTTGCAATAGCGTCCGTTTGCGCCGCATCATCAGCTGCATGATAAGTAATCTGAATAAAAGCTTCGGGTACAAGCGTATTATTATATTGTGAAAGCCACTTATCGGACGGCTTTACAGACATATAAAATCACCACCTTTAGACCTCAACCAGGCTCAAAGAACAATCCGTCCAGCCCATCACATTTCCGGTGTTTGGGCCCCTTCGCCACATTCCGGCCGTTCGGTCGGAAACATACATCTGGCGTGTGGAATAAGAAGCTGTTGCTTGATTGTAAAATCGTACCGTGCAATAAAAGTTTGTAGTGAATGGGCCGATAACGGAAGCCCATTGTTTTGCAGTAAGGTAATTCCACTTGAGAGCCACTTTTGCAACATCGTGTCGAACCACAGAGCCAACAACCTTGCCCTGCACGTTTCGGCCAGAATCAACGATGGTTGAAGTTGTTGCGCTATAAGAGGAAGGCTCTGGCAAATCTACGCCGTTCACTGATACAAGAGCTTGCATAATTCACCGTTCCTTCCTTAATAGCTATACACTTCCGTCCCCATAATTTGCACGCCACGGTCAGCCTGCTGCTTTTCGACCGAAGCAGTAATCTGCTTTCCGTCAATGAACAGCCTGACTTCCTTACCACCGGTAATTTCGTCACCATAGCGCTGGAAAATATCAAGAAACGCATTATAGCAGCCGTTATAAACCGCGCCTTGCAGATCGGAAGAGCTTGTTGACCCGGATGATGTATTGCTGTAGTATCCATTTGCAGAAGTGGTGGAACCTGCAGAAGCATCGTATTCAGGGGTCCCGACGTAAGAAGAATTGTCAGTTGAATATTTTCCACCAAGATTGCTCACAATGCCAACAATCGCAGCGCCTAAGGCAATTGCGGCCGCACCCACAATAAGTGCTACAGGAATGCCGAAAACTGTAGACGAAAGCGCGCCAGCAATAGAAGTAAGAAGGCCAACAAACGCAGAGCCAACAGTTCCAATCAAGCTACCCATTGCGGCAAAAATTTCAGGGAAAGAGCTTACAAGGCCACCGAAAAGGCCTTGACTGATTGCAGTGCCAGTAGTGGCTAAAGGCACCTTCAATGCGCTAATTGATGCAGAAATCGTAGTTCCAAGATTAGAAACGCTCTTTACGATTTTTCCAAAATTGCTTGTGATTCCGCTCCAAATGACCTTGCCAACTTTTAACGCTTCGTTAAACAGGGTTTTAGATGCGTCCTTTAAAACGCCGGAAATATTGGAAATGAAGCTTTGTGCGTATGCTTTTACCTGATTTCGGTTTTCCTCTCCCATCGCCTGCCAGATAATAGCAGCAGTAGTCGTACCAATTGTTTTTAGGTCGCCGTTTTGCACAGCATTCCAAAGATTTTGTACCGTGCCGAAGAAGTCATTCTGCAAGCCGGAGTCAAGCTCCTGCCACTTACTGTCCAGACCGTTGAAGAAGCCATTAACAAAATTCGTTGCGGTGGTCGTGCCATAGTCAATCATCTCGTTGCCCTTCTGCTGAACAACGTTTGCCAGATTAGTCATAGCCTGTTCAACGTAAGGAAGTGCTGCAGTGATACCGTTTGCAAGGCCTTGGTCGATGTAGATACCGAACTGTTCAAAGACTTTAGAAGGAGAGTGGATGCCAGTATCTGTCGTGAACTTATCTAGAATAGCCTTTGCAAGTCCACCAACAGTTTTCTTTGCATTCTCAATTCCTTTGTTGATACCATCAATCAAGCCCTGAACGATGTTTTTGCCATAGTCCAAAAATTTTGCAGGGAGATTTTTAATTGTATCAACCAAACTGTTCCAAGCCTTGTCCCAGTTTTCTTTGAATCCGGCCCACTTCTGGTTCCACCACTCGCCAACACCAGCAAACCACTGCTTTAAGCCTGCGCTTGCTTGGTTAAGCGCCTGAATTGGATGCTGAACAAATCCGGGCAAGCTGTCCCATGCAGTCTGAAAATTAGCGCTGAACCCTTGCCACTTTTCATTCCACCACTCGCCAACGCCGACAAACCAGTTTTTTAAGCTCTCGCTTGCCTTGTCGAGAGATTCTGTAATTTTGTCCCAGTTTTGATAAATCGCAATTCCGACATCGGTCAGACCACCAACAATCAAACCAATCAGCGTACCGATGCCTGTACCAATCGGGCCACCAAGAGAACCGATAATTGCACCAATGCCTGCGCCAGCCATTGTCGAGCCAAGCGGAATCAAAATTCCGTTTAACGTGTTTAAGCCATTCTTGACAGCATCGTAAACGCCCGTTACAAACATAGGTATGCCGGTTACTACTCCGCCAACTGCTGCTCCAATAATCGCGCCAGCAGTAGAGCCACCAGCCGCTTTAATGGCCGCTCCAACAGCAGTATTGCCAAAGCCGGTCACGATAAACTGAGCAATTCCTTTACCGAGAATGGCTGCGCCTGTAGTTCCAATCAAAGCACCAAGAACAATTTCGGCGAAATTTTTCCCATTTACGCCATTTTCAATCGCGTCTTTAATGCCTGTAATTTCAAGAACGACACCTACTGTAAAAACGCCAAGACCCAAAACAATGGATTTCAATGCGTTCATTTTGGAAATAGCATCCACAATATCCGTAATAAGATTTGTGAGCTTCCAAGCAGCAAGGGCGGTTGCTACAGTCGCTATAAGAGGAAGCATAGCCTTGATTTTCTGCTTGATAGCATCAATCTGCTTTGCAAACTCTTCGTTGTACTGCTTGAACATATCGTAGCCGGACAGGTCTACATCGCCCAAGATGTTGCCGGCAGATGCACCGCCGCCAGAGCCGGAGCTTCCTTGTGTTGGGTCAATGATGTTCAGTTCATCAAAACCCATCGTGTAGTCCTTGAGAGCTTTGGCGGCTTTCTTTGTCGAATCGGTTGTGTCATCCATTGCGTCACCGATGCCGCCAACGCTGCCAGCACTCTTAGTGAAATCGGTGAACACGACCTTCACGCCCATCAGCTTTGCCACCCACTGAACGAACTCCCGAATGAGCTGAACGGCGGCAATCAGCGGGGGAAGAATAGATTTCATGGCAGGGTAGAGCAAAGAGCCAACAGACTTCGCCAGCATATCCAATTGCGCTTTCAGAATCTTAATCTGGTTCGCAGGGCTCTGGATGGTCTGTGCAAGGTTGCCCTGCACGTTGGCAGTCTGCTTCATAATGGCAATGTAACGCAAAACTGCCTTATCTGCCTGAGACAGGCTAGAAACCTGTTTGTTAAAGCCTAAAGCAAGAAGCTCCTGCTGCAACCGTGCCTGAGACAGATCAACGCCCAAACGGCGAATAGGCTCAATCTCGCCAGAGATTGCGGAGGACATTGCGGTAAAGGTCTCTGCAACGTTTTTGTTCCAATAGGAACCTTCGTCATAGGCAAGCTGGGTCAGATTCTTGGACAGAATATATGCTTTGTCGCTGGTCAGACCAAACGAAGTACCCAAGCTCTGGATGGTAGCCATGTAGGTCATTGCTTTGGTCGGATCAACGCCAAGCAAACCCTGCATCTTGCTAATGAGCGTATCGGCTTCACCGCTCAGATTGCCCATAGCATTATGAAACAGATCTGTTGCTTCATAGAAGTCATTGAACTTCGCAACAGCGTTGCCAAGATACTCAGCGATAGCTTTCAACGAAACCAGCTTTGCCATGTTCCGCATAAAGCCGTTCATCTGATTGGACAGGCTGAGATAGCTCTTGCGCTGCTTTTCGTTGGCAGCAGTCACACGATTTGCCTGTGTAACCACCTTGCTCAACTGCGGAGGGAGCTTTGCAAATGCATTGCCCACCTTGTCAAGCTGAGATGCAAGGGGAGCAAGAGCAGCAGAAATCTTCTGACAAGAGCTTGCAAAAGAATCAAGGTCTGTTGCTTTCAGCTTGTCGGTCAGATCAGGAACCTTTCCGATTGCATTGAAAGCGCTGCCAAGAGCTTTAAGGTTCGATGCGTCCAGAATAGACAGCGGAGCCAAAGCGTTAGTGAGCTGAGTAATGCTTCCAGACATGGAGTAAAAGTCAACGCCGTTCAAGCCAGACACAGCAGCAGGAATCTTCTTGATTGCGTTCACGACCGTGTTGATGCTCTTTGTGCTTGCAGTCGTGTTGACATTGGAAAGCCCATTCAGAAAGCTGGTGATTTTGTCCAGCCCGGACATTCCAGCGGATGCCTGTTTCAGCGTTGCAATGGAACCGGCCAGCTTGTCAAGGCTGTTCACAACCTTTGTGACGTTGCCTTTCGTCCGCAAATTAGAAATGGCGGTAGCGAGCTTGTCGATATTAAGCTCTGCGCCCTGCGATTCCGCAGAAATCTCTACGGATAAGCTCGTAATATCAACATCAGCCATCACTACCACCATCACTTTCCATCATAGAGAACATCATTCTCTTGATTCGCTCCTGCGCCTCAACTGCGCGTTGGTATTCATATTCGTCTTTCTCCTTTTGAGTAAGGGGAATCGGTCTATCCATGTACTTGATGGGCTTAGACCCTTTCTTTCGGAACATATTGCCAACCGTAGAGGAAAGTGCAGATGCCATGTAAAAGCCGTTTCTCCACGCTTCCGTGTTGGCTCTGCGTTCCCGTAGCTCCTCTGCGTCACGGTAGACCTTCGCCAGCCAGACATCGCCGTGCCAGAACTGGTCGTAGGTCATGCCGATGGAGATGTAATAGGCTTCTACATCGTGGAACAGCTTGGAGAAGGAGAATGGTTCCCCCTCTCCGTCTGTTTCTTGAGATTGTGCAGTTACACAATCTCCCACGTTGCGTTTTTTGCGGTTTTGTCCTCAGTGTCAGTTGCCAGCAGAGAATTAGAAGCATCCATGAACATCTTAAGCAGAACGCCCATCAGATCTTCTTTATCCTCGATGTGCAGGAACATTTCGTCTACGACCTTGCGCTTGATGCCCTTGTTTCGTGCGATAAAAGCGCCGTAGAACAGAGCACGGGAGTTGGACAGTAGATTGATCATCTGGGTGTACTGGCCAATCTGAAAGCCTGCACGTTCGGTGGCTTCCACGCTGTCACGGGTGAAGGTCAGCTCGTAAGTGTTCTTGCCATCGGGGGAATGAAAGTTGATAACCTTAGCAGCCATAATAAATGCTCTCCTTTATAAATAGGGGCAGAACCAAATCCGTTGTTCAGTTCTGCCCGGTTTGATTGATTCGATTTTTGCGGTTTAGCCGCCAGTGACAGTCAGGGTCTCGCTGAACTCAGGCTTCTTGGTGAAGATGCAGTTGATGGTCATTTCCACAACCTCGTCCACGCCAAAGCCGGACAGACCAACCTGATGCATACCCTGCCAAGTGAAGCCAGAGCCGTCCTGCATTTTCAGGGCATAGTACTTCACGGCATTGCTCTCGGAAGTCTCATCATAGCCAGCTGCCTTGACTTTCGTATAGTCAGCCTTGTTGTAGTTGGCGGTGAAAGACTTGGTGTCGCTCTGGATGATGCCAAAGATGTTGACCTGCATAGGGTCAGACAGAGTAGTGGCATCCAGAAGGTTAGGCTCGGAGATCAGGTCGGGCACATCCTTGATGTCGCACAGCTTCGTCAGAGCGGTTGCGCTGTCGCCACAATACAGGGTAGTATTCAGACCGGAGATAGCAGTACTCATAGAATGTTTACCTCCTTAGTTTCGGTAAATCATTCCGTCCTCTCCGATTGTTGCCCCATAGCTGCAATCAATCCGATAGACGGAATTGTTATACAGCCCATTCAACGGGGCAAACGATTTGCGATAAAATTTAAGCGGTTCAAGAACAGAATCCACGATTCCAACGATGGAACGTGCTTCTGCAATGCGTCCGGTGTTCTTATTAGAGTAGACACGCACACGCAAGGAAACGGCAGCGTACTTGCTGTGACCAGCAGAATCAATATGTACAGGAAGATTGCTGTTTTCCTCTATCTGCACACACGGAAACTTCTTGACATTGCTGTCATTGATTTCACCAGTAACAAAGATGCCGGGGACTTGCTTTCGCAGTTCCTTAGCAACAGACGTGAAGATGGAATTGAAATAATCAATCAACTATTCCAAACCTCCCTCCACGTTGCTTCGACCTGAGAAGCCATTTCCTCAACAGCCCCCCACATAGCCATAGCCGGTTCGTTACCATCGGTGTAATTCAACTGGCCTTTGCCATCCACCTGTTTGACAGGCGTGCCAGCATTGCCGGATTCTCCGTAGTAGTACCATCTGCGGTTTGCGCCTTGCCCTTTGCCGTAGGAACCATGCGCACCAACGCCGGGCGGCAGCTCACCGCCATATCCGTTGTGATGTGCGCCAGTGCCAAACTCGATGAACGCAACTGACTTGCCCTCTGCAACGATGGTGCAGGTCTTGTCTTTTTGGTTGATGTGGCATTTCACATCATTGGAGCCAGCGTATTCCGCATTAGCGAAACGAACCTTTGCGACTTCAAGCCCTAACCAAGAAAGACGAAAAGCAAACGCTCTAGCCTTTTTGTTCAGGGTGGTCTTGTACTCCTGTATTTGACGTTCCGCATCACGAAGTCCGGCATCGCTCAACCTCACTTTAATTTTCACTTGTAGCCACCTCTTTCAGCGCATACAGCGTATCCGTGATATGCCCTGCGACCTTGACCACAATGTAATTGAAGGGTTTTGAAACGTCCGTCTGAAACCAGACATGTGTACCTTCATAAAGCGGTGTGTTGTGCTTTTTGCTGGACGAACTGACAACGTAGCTGTAATCCGTAAACGCTCCAAAAGGGTTTGCTTCCGCAGAACCGGTAGGAGGGCTGACATTCAGCATCAGTTTTGCGGGGTCACTCCACGATTCGTATGCGGATTCGCCAGTCTCGTTTCCCCACTCGTCCACGACAGGCGTTTTCTCGCCAACCGGGTTTGAATACCACAGCGGGCGCTTATCCAGCGGGCTTCCATTGAACATCAGCCGATAACACCTACTCTCGGAACCACTTCATTCAACAGGGACTGCGCCACATCGGAGCTTTCCCACACACGAGTAATGCCATTGTTGGTATAACTCGTCTGTCCGTTTGCGCCGATGTGGTTGTACAGTTCCGCTGCAATGCGTATCTGCAACGACTGATACTGCAAGGGCAGCTCGTCCGGTCTGTTACCGAAGGGGTAGCCCTGTGCAAATATCTTGTCTTTGGCGAAATCAAGCAGCAGGTCGAAAAGTGGGTAGTCCTCGTCCGTGATTTCACGGTCAAGTGCAGGGGCGATGTACTGCCCCAGTTTGACTGCCGCTTCGGAATACTGGTCTCCCATGCTGCTTTCCTCCTTTCGCCTTAGTAAGCTTTGATGCAGTACACAGCGTCCATGCGTTCAAAGGACGGCAGGACGATTTCAGAGACGTAAATGTTGGTGTTGACAGGATGAACGGTCTGCTCGGTGGTAACAGCAACGCCAGTGTTCACAACGGAAACCTGTGCGTTGGAGATGCCAGCCATCAGGTCGGCTTCCTCGGGGGTGGCAACATAGTACATATTGCCCAGAGAACCAGAAGGAGCCAGCACAACATAACCATCGGGAAGGTACTTCTCGGCAGCAGCGGTCTCCTCCGGCTTGAACATCTTGTCGTACAGATGGATGCGAATACCGGATGCAGTTTCGACAACGGAACGTGCTTCGGAATCAACCAACACAGCGGTAGCGGTCTTCATAACCGTCAGGAACCGGTTCTTGATTTCATCCGCAGCAATCATCTTGTGGAAAGTGTTGGTATTCATGTAGGCATCGGTGATAATCTCACCAGTGTTTGCCAGAACGGTGTTTGCGGCAGTGGTCATCGTGGCGATGGGGGTTGCAGTGGTAGGAGCATCCCACTTCTCCTTGGTAGTCAGAGCCTTGTAATTGGACTGCTGCCAAGTGCCGTCAGGGTCGTAATCGTAGACGTAACTCACGCCGTTGGATTCGATGGAGATGCCGGGCTTACCAGTCTTAGGAGCCAGAAGCTGCCACACCATTCGCTCAGGCACAATGCGAGCACCGGTAATAAGCTGTGCGGTATCATCGTAGACACGATTGATAACGTCTGCCGCAAACTCCTGATTAGTAGCCAGAACAGAGATAATCTTGCGGCGGTCTTCCTCGTCAATGTGAGTGCCTTCACGGAAGAACGGCATACTGGTCTCGGTCATCTTGATGCCCTGACGAGTACGGAACGTAGCCTTAGCGTCGAACACGCTAGGCTTCAGCGAAACACCAACGCCCTTGTGACCACGAAGCCACTTCAGTTCCATGCTGACCTTCTTACGGGCAGGGAACAGAGCATCAGAAGCATAGGGTTGCGCATTGGTCGGGTCATTCGTCCAGTAGGCGGCAATCGCAGCAGGTGAGAAGATTTCATTCAGATTCAGTGCCATAATTTAGTCCTCCTTACTCGCTCTTTGCGCCAACATCGGTACGGCAGAAAACGGCAGGAACAGCCTTTTTCAGAGCAGCAATATCGTTTGCAGAATAGGTAAAGCCAGACAGCTTTGCCTTGTCCACATCAATAACGCCCTGAATCAGCAGTGCGCCATTGGGGTTGACGGCAGGGTCAACGGTGTGCAGCAGAATGCCAATGGCATCGGTAGCCGCATCGGTAGCGCTGGTGCCAGTGGTGGCAGCAGCTTTCAGGCCAGTCTTTGCCATAGGATAACCAGCCGGAACGGCATTGGTCTCCTTGACGGTAAAGGGGATGGCAACGTAGGTATCAGCAGCCAGAATAGTGCTTTCAGGAGCCGATACCGGAGTAGTGGTATACTTCATGTTTTCCTCCTTAATGGAAAGCGGTCATTGCGTCACTTGATGCCTTGTTTGCGTCTGCACGCTCCTTCGCAAAGCGTTTAGCAAAGGAAACACCTGCGCTATCTGCGCTGTCGCCATTGCCATCCGCACCCGGAGGTGTGGGCATATCCTTCAGCAGGGAAGCCTTGTATGCGGTATCGTGGGCGGTCATAAACTCCGACTGGAACTTAAACACCTTGTCCATGTCACCGTCAGCCAGTGCAGATGCAGCCTTGTTGGCGAGTTCAGCGTCATAACCCTGTGCAACGAACTTCTCACGGTAAGATGCAAGGGTCTTTTCCTTGACAAGGTTCTCCTTGTCGGCAGTCAGGGCTTCAATCTGCTCCTGCATCTCTGCCAGTTTGTCAGCCTGTTCCTGCGCGGCATTCTCGTCATCGGTACGCTTTGCCTTGAGCTGCTTCTTGTATTCGGCAGCTTCGCCATTGGCTTTCGTCACGGCGTTGCGTAGCTTCTCAATCTCTGCATTAGGGTCTGCAACCTTTTCAAGCGCAGAAATGATTTCATCGGCGGTCATGCCCTCTTTGTAGGCATCACCAAGCAACACATTGAGTTTCATATCGTTAATTTCCTCCTGCGTTTTTTTACCGTTGCTTCCCTGCAACGCTGCGAAATTTGTATCCCGGCTTCCCTGCCGGAATATATCAGCCCGCTTATGCGGATTGATTTTTAGTTGATTCGTTCCCCTGCGCCGTTGTAAACCAGTTCTGCTTTCGCAACATCAGGAGCGGCGAAAACAGTCGGAACAAGATAGACCGGAACGCCATACAACTTTGCAGCATCAATTTCTACAGTACAGCCGTTATACTGAAAGGCGTTATCACCGCAAATACCGATAAAATAATCAGCCTGCGAAAGGAGTTCGATGCTCTTGCCAAGATACCAAAGCCCTTCAGTTCTGCACTTAGGCGGGTTATCTTCGATATAGGTAGGAATAACCTCAAGACTTTCGCCGTACACTGCTTCGGCAATCTTGTGTAAACGATCAAACGTCATCCGAATATTTTCTTCCGACCGATTCTTCATCGGACAAGAAATAAACAGCTTCTTCATTTTTGTTCTCCTTCCTTTGCATTAGTCTGTTCGTCAACCATTTTGCCGTTATTGGTAATACGGTCTGTCGTCTGTTCCTGCGGCTTCGGTGCTTTCCCATCCTCGCCCAGCTTGCCAACGGCAATCAGGAAAGGCTTGCTCATTTCATAAGCAGCCTGCGGGTCAGGGAACAGACCGGGCGTAGTAAACGCCAGCTGCGGGTCAATCGGCTGCTGAATCATCTGTGCAAAAATCTGAACCTTACTCTGCTGGTTGTCGTACTGACGGCGGGGCAATTTGATATTGATGTCACTTGCCATCAACTTAGAGCCAGCCGTATCACGCAGGATTTTCAGCATTACAGACAGGCTCTGGCGTTCAGCGTACTTGAACATATTCTCGTACTGCTGCGCTCTTGCTTCGGTGTGATTCCAACCATTACGGACGATAACTGCGCCCACGTTGTCGGACGTTGCGTTCTCGCTGCCAGTAGCACTGGGCATGGCAGTCAGACTGCGGTACACGTTCAACATGGAATCAAGCAGGGTCTGGCTCTGCTGCTGGTCAAGCTCGTTTGCAATCTGCGAGACTGAAGCGGGCAGACCAGCGGTGGATTTCAGGCACATTGCGCCCAATTCCTTTACCTTGTTCAACGCATCCTCGTCAACAAGGCAGTTGGTAAACACCATGATGGACTGGATGAACTGTGCCACACCGTCCAGACGGTTGCTTTCAAGGTCGTTGATGGCGTCCAACACAGGAATCGCCGGTTCAAACAAGCCCATATGCTCCGGGTTCAGCTTGTATTCGACCATCGGCAACATTCCGAGAGAATGGTTCTCCGATTTCGTAACCTTGCCGTTGTCGATTTCAAAGTACTGGTTCGGCGTATACACGCAAATTAGGTCGTTCAGGTCATTCTGATAATTGCGTGGGATGTGCAGCACGTTGGCGATGGGCTTGTGCCCAATGCCGGAGTTGTAAATCACATACGCCATATCCGGGTCGGGAACATCCACCAGCAGGGGCGTTTCATCTGGGTAGTTGCCGTTGTACCCCTTGTCAGGAAGAACAATGCGGTATCCCTGTCCGCACTCCAACATCCACTGCCAGAGCCGCCGATCAAGCGCATCCTTGCCCTCATACTGCAAGGCGTTGGACAGGCGGGCGATTTCCTCACCGTCACCTGTTGCCGTTTCAGACCGCACATAAGAGCAGGGAGTGCCGCTCATGTAGCCCGTGTAGAAGCCCACACACTCATTGGCGTGGTTCTCTACAATACGGTTCGTGATTTCAGCATGGTATTCCTTCGTGCGGAGGAGAACGGGCTGACTGCCCAAGTAGTAGTTGTGCAAGAAACGAATCTCATTCTTGTTCAGCAGATGAATAGGCTCTGCTTTGCCCATTACCACTTTCAGCACATTTTCCCGATTGATTTCCGTCTCCGGCGTTTCAATCGGTCTGCGTCCGGTCAGTGGCTCATTCAAAAAGCCGTTTACAACCATCTGATACTCAGCCATGCGTTCCTCCTTTCTGGCAAAATAAAAAGCGCAGCAAGACAAACCTGTTAAGGTCTATCTCACTGCGCTTACAACTGCGCTTCAAAAGCTATTTAGTTCTTGAACTTTGGCACGGAGACCCATGTTTCTTTCGGAAGGTTGGAATCTCCAATTGTAATCCAATGGCAAAGAGGGCACAGAAGAGAGAACTTGCCTTCTACTTCGCCAAGATAACGTCCGCAATCACACGGATTGCCGTTTGCGTCTTTTCGAGGACGCTTGCATCTGACTTTTGCTACCATCTGTGCTCCTTTCGTTGGATTTCTGGAAACAGGCTGTTGAGCACAGACCTGTCAGAAGCTACTGGGAAACTGTTCGCACTTCCAGCCGTGCTATTCTTCGCCCGAAGAAAACCATTGCAGCCTTTACATTCAGTTGTCGGACAGACGTAAACGGGTAAGCTGCAATTTTGGTGCTGCATAATGGATTTGAACCAATGTATGTCCGGTTATGAGCCGGATGCTCTAGCCTGACTGAGCTAATGCAACATAAAAACCCGGCTTGATTGGTTAACCGCTGCTCTTTGCAATGTCATGTCTAACCATTGCATCGAGAGCCGGGAATAGCGGTGGAGGTTTTGGAGAATAAAGCCACGCAAAGCTAGGTAGTTGGTTGTGCTGCGTAACGGAATCGAACCGTTGCTTGCCAGCCGTGGGGGAGACAGGCGGGCATTCCCCAATCAATCGGAAACGCAACATATAAAGTCCGGTGAAGGCGAAAGAGTGAGAAAACCTCCACCGGTGAAAGGAGGAATACGCTTGTTGACACGCACGCGAGTAAAAATGACAAAACCTCGCGTGCAAGCTATTCCTTTAAGGGAAGCTGCAAAACTTCCTGCGTACATTATAAGCCTTGTCAAGTGGTGAAATCAAATAAATAGACCCAGCAAACACAATATATTGTGTTTTTAATCAAAATGGCCTCTTGACAGGCTCAATTTTACTAATTCCGTTATACAATTCATCTGCAAGCTGCGCCAGACTATCCGGTGCGTCATCGTGCGGAACTTTGCCAAGCTGCGTGAACATCGTGACCTGTTCCATGAACGCCTTGTACTCTTTCGACTGGTGTTTTTCGTCAAGGAAGTAGAACCGCTTAATGTCCGGCGCATACTGGATGATTCTGGACAGCTTGCTTTGACCACTTGGCGCACGTTGGCTGCGGACAGAGCAGTGATAGCCCTGCTGCCGAAGCTGGCTGTCTACCACGTCACAGTATTCGTCGCCACCGTTGTTGGCTTCGCCGCGCACCACGTTGATTTTGTGCTGGATGATTTTGCCTACGACTTCCGGTCTGGTCACGGTCTTATCGCCGTTATTGAACACGAGGTCAGGAATGAACACGGCATCTCCGTACACATAAGCAATAGGACAGGCGGTGAAGTCACCGCCGCCCCATGCAATATCCATGACCATGAGCTTGCGATCAGGTTCTCCATCAGGCAGAACACCGTTGAAATACCGCAATTCATCAGCAGGGAACAGCAGACCTTCACGCACATAGGGCTTGCCCATGTACTTTGCCCACCATGTTGCATCGTCAATGCTGGCTTTCATGTCAGCATAGTAGGCATCGTCAAAGCCCACACCGTAGTCATAATTGAAATTGCTGTGTCCGTTCTCGTCCACCGCAGGAATCACACGGAATCTGTACTTTGGATTGTCTGCATACTGGTTCTGGATGCGTCCCAGAGGGTCAAGCACGTTCCAGCGTGTGCCGACCATCAGCTCCAATGCGCCTTGCTTTTTGCGGTCTTTCAGCTGGTTCAGATAGGCATCGTATTTGTTGTTCAGGCGCTCAACATTCAGGCTTTCCTCCAAGTCCTCAATCAAGTCATCACTGTACAGAACGCCACCCTCGCCAATTTCAACTGCACCAGTCAGCGTACCACCAATAGAGCGACAAGTTAGGGTTGGGAAGCGCTTCTTTCGGTTCAGATCAACGCTTTCGTCCTTTGCGCTTTTGTCCACAAGCTGAACGTCAGGGAAGATTTTGCCCCAGTTATAGGTCACAGGGTCAGTGATGATGGACAGCACTTCGCCGTAGAAGCCATTGGTCAGCTTGTCAGAATGCCCGCTCATAACCGATGCAACGTCAGGGCGGTTGCCCATCAGCCATGTAATGAAGAAGATACACAGCGTGGACTTGCCAACGCGAGCAGGTAAGCTAACCCCCAAGAAGTCGATTCGCTTATAAAACAAGTCCTCAAGGTCATCTGCCAGCACTTTCAGAACCCTGCGTCTCGGCTGATAGAACTTCTTCTCCGGCGCACGGTTCCATTCAAGGTAGATGCAATAGCTGTCGAACACATCCTTTGCTTCAAACAGGTACGTCCGACCGATAATGTCATAGACTTTTGCCACGTCCTCGCCTGTTTTCATCTTTCCCATCATGGCTGCGCAGACAGAGCGTAGCTCACCAGAGTATTTGTAGGCATCGAACCGCTTGTCCTGTGGCAGAGCGTCTCTCAGGTTCACTACCGACTGAAACCAGTCTTCATAAACCTGTGCTTCGGTCGGATTCTGCTTTGCATACGCTTTGATGCTGTCAATGATGGCGATACACTGCTTTGGCTGCATAAAAAAATAGGCACCCCCTACCTGAAAATGTAAAGAGTGCCTACAACTGCACAAAAATCAAATATTCGGTTTTATAATTTTGCTTCAGAAAATTATTTACTAAAATCCATCTTAATAAATGGGTTGCTCAGTTTATTTGACTTCTTCTGCAAGCTGGTTGAGCCTGCGTTTCAGCTCGTCCGCATCGTAGTACAAAGCGTCTGCGACGGCATTGAGGATATCGGGCTTGTCGGTGTAATCACACAACGTTTCAATGAGTTTCAAACTCTGATCTGACAATTTTGCGGTTTTCATGCTTTATTCCTTTCTCTGACTATGTAAAGTAGGCTTCGGTTCTTCATCCCCAAGCATCAACTTGTAACGAAGATACTTTTCGATAATACCGTGTCTTTCTGCCAGTGTACCGTAAATAAAGACGAGAGCATCTTTAGCAGCATCGTATTCATTCGGGAAAATGACCATTTCCTCGTTTGCAAAGGTTACGGTGCAGTTTTCCGAATGACAGGCTTCCAAAAACCTCTTAATTTCAAGGAATCCACCAAAGTCAAGCATAGACCGCAGCGTGATGCTTCCGTTCTTAACAATCAGTTCTTCTTCCTGAATATTATCCAGCCTTTCTCTGTTCAGCAATCCGATACCATGTCTAGCGAGTCAGATAAATCCGTGTTCCTTTGCGTAGGATTCAAGATGAGGGCATTTGTCCAAAAGCGGATTGTCCTTGACGCATTCTTTGACCGCTTCATCAATTCCAACTTCAAGAACATACTCTAATATACCAGCGGTTATGTTTTTTATGAACCGATTGCAACCTTCCGATTCTTCCCAATTCATCTGTTTCATAGCAATCCCCTTTTACCCATCGCAAACAGTCGGCTCACGCTTTCCATCTGAACCGAGTTTCGTCAAATAGTTTATGTATCTTTTGAAGATTGTATCGTCTTGGCCAAATGAAACATAAACTGCAAGCATAGTTTGAATCGCGTTATTTGTATTCTTTGGTTCTACGATAATTTCCTCATTTTCAAATTCGACAGCGCAATTTACTTGCTCGCAAACATACAAAAACGAGAACAGTTCTGTGCATCCGGGAAAATCGAACACTGAACGTAGTTTGATTTTTCCATCCGCTACAATTAAATGCCCATAAAGAGAATCTGCTATCAAATTAGATTTTTTCATGTTAGTATACCCTTTCTGCTGATTTTATATTGCCACGCCTCAACAGAAATGATATAATACTGGTGTACTATCATCCTGTTGAGGGATTGGTGGTTCTTGTTTGTAGCAGCGGCCTGTGGTGGGTCGCTGCTTTTTATTTTTCCTCTTTATTGGCATACTTGCGTGTGGTGGCCGCATCAGTGATACCATACTTTTCACGATACTTTTTGACCGTGCGCCAGAACGTAGCGGACTTCAACCCAAGTTCGTTCATCATAATCTTCGGCGTGGTTTTTCCATTCTGCCAGTCGTTGTAAAGTTGCCGGAACTTCTCTTCGTCTACTTCGACGGGCTTTCTGCCTTTATACTTGCCTTCTGCTTTTGCGATTTCGATTCCCTCCTTCTGCCGTGCCAACATTGTTTCGCGTTCCAGTTGTGCCAGAGCTGCAAACACGGTCAGCATAAATTTCCCGTTAGGCGTAGAAGTGTCGATGTTCTCTTTCTGGCTGACGAACTTGACGTTCTTTTTTTCAAGTTCTTCAACGATTTCCAGAAGGTCTTTCGTGGAACGAGCCAGACGGCTGAAACTCTCAATCACAAGAGTATCGCCCTCACGAACAAACGCCAGCATCTCTTTCAACTGCGGGCGGTCGGTGTTTTTGCCGCTCATTTTATCAATGAACACCTTTTCAACGCCAAGCTGCTCCATAATGACTTCCTGACGAGCCGTGTTTTGCCCGACTGTCGAAACTCTTACATACCCAACTTTCATTTTTGCGTCCTCTCTTTCTATCACAGATTATATCATATTTTGATAGTACTGTCAATAGAGTTTTGATAGTATGGAGAACAAAAATATAGCCAGTGGTTAGAGGACATCTAGCCGCTGGCTTTTGTGTTATACGTTAATCTTGAATGGCAACCACTTCATAAGAGCTATAACCAGTAAATCCGCTCAATGGATGCAGTTCAAACGATGCTGTCTGTCCAGAAGCAAGGCTGTCCATAATGTAAGTATACTCACCGCCGACAGGGACTTCGTTGCCTTCGGTGTCTTTCATCTTGTAAAGGACAATGACCTTGACGGCATTGCTTGTAAACTGGCTGTTGTTCGTAACCTGTCCAGTGAATCGCAAATCGTAGCCAGAGCCACGCTTAGAAACATTCGTGACGGCTAGTTCGCCAGCACGGACAATCTGATTGGCAGGGCTTGCTTCGTGCACGTTCCAGTTTTCTGCACTTGTCGTATACTCAATTCTTGTCGGCTTAACACCATCAGAATCAAAAGCAATGTAATCCCCGAACCAATAAGAATCACCCTCGCCAACCCAGTCCAGCGTTTCAGAATCGGTCTTTAAGACGGAGCCATCTTCGCCGTATACCGTGACGTTCAGCGAAACAAAATCAACTGCCCAATCGGGATTAGGATTCTCAACCAACACAGCGTAGAACACATAGTATCTCGTTTTGCCGTATTCATACTTGGTTTCAAGGTGACTATGAGATTCCTTAATGTTTATTGGCTGAACTTGCGTTGCGTTAGTATCTTCCAGCTCAACGGAAGCAGACCATTCATCGGGTTTCGTCGTTGCCATTGCGCTAATAGGCAGAGCAAGCATCATAGCCGCTGCTAGAGCTGCCGCAATGATTCTCTTTCTCATTTTTGATTCTTCCTTTCTTTGGCCAGAATTTTATATAACGTTTGAAATACCATGTGCCATAAGATACACACCAAAAACCAAAAGAGCGGCGCCGATAATGATGCCCCATATTGAAGCAGCAATCTTTTCGTTCTTTTCCCTCTTTTCTTTGTTCTTATCATTCTTTTGATTCATTGTAGATTCCTCCCTTTCAAGGCTTGTAAGGCAAGTATAGCACAGAACACAGACCCTTTGTAGGGGTCTTTTTTGTTTTTGCGGAATTTTTGAGATTGACAATAGGGGGTGGGGTGTTTTTTTTGAGCCTTTTTTATTTTTTCGGTGGTGACGGGACTGACCGGGCGGGGCTGGTCGGCGGCTATATACCCCCGCCGGTGCCCCCTGCACCCCAGCACGCCCGGAACGGCCTGCACATCACAGGCGGTAGCACAGGCCGTGCCAGATGCAAGGCAGACCGCCCACAGCAGGACGCGCACCGACACACACGCCCAAACGCTGGACACGCTGCACCGGTCTGCACTCGATACCGGACAGGCCACGCCGGGCAGATCGTACCGGCGGCGGGTGCTGGAGGGCGGGCAACTCCTCTATCATGCGTATTGTGATAGCTCTATCACAAGCATGGTATATTGATAGCAATATGAACAAATATCACAAGGATATTTTGTTGTTTCTTGTGATAGTAAATTACTATCTATCTATTGACACATAACCCTATTGATAGTATAATAAAGGCACAAACAAGAACAAACCACATTGAGCCAAAACAGGAGGACAAAAACCATGAAAAAGACCTATAAATGCAGTGACCTCTATACCGCAACATTTGAGGACGGTGCGTTAATGACTGGCACGCTTGACCAGCTCTATGCAGCCCAGAACAACCGCAAAATGACCATTAAACCCATTGTGTGGCTCTGGTGCAGCGACAGCGGCCTGTATATGGTAGACTACATCTTAGAGGGCGCGGGCTGGACATTGGGCGTATTTGATACGCTGGCAGATGCGGAAAAGGCAGTGGCAGCGTTTAACGCACAGCCTGCGGCAGATGTTGCCGCAATGATCACGGCGGACGCTCTAAAGTGCTTTACCTGTGAGGTGGAGTGCAAGGCACTGGGCAACGATGGTAAGCAATATAATGCTGTTTGGTGTCCCGATTGTGGACAGATTTATTATACCATCCCGGCAAAAGTTAAAGTGTTGGGCTACATCCCGCAGTATAAGGAGGGCTAAACGATGACGAGAACCGACAAACTAAACGCTGAAATCAGAAATCAGGCCATGCGCCTGTATCCCAAGTGCGCCGCGCTTTTTGAGCTGCCGTTAATGGTATACACTCAGATTGTAGCGGACAACCTGACCCGCTCCAAGCCGTACCGCTTGAGCGTTGAGCGTTGCAAAAAAATCATTCTGGCAATGCCGGAGTTTGACTAATGGAGGGTTTACAACATGATTACTTTGGACTTTACCCAGTGGGCCGCCCTCTGGTACGTTGGCGGCATGATTAGCGGCGCACTGGTTATGATTGCATTTATCAACAGCTAATAAGGAGGGCATAAAAATGACAGATTTAGAGCAAAAGTGCAACGAGTACCGCGAATATAAGCGGCTGGCAGAGCAGGCGGAGCAGATGCGGGACAGCCTGCGAGATGAGATTATCGCCATGATGCAGGGAGCGCCGGAAGTTGTTGCAGGCGCTTGTAAAGTGATGTATAAGGACGTTTCTTCCGTCCGGCTTGATAGCAAGCTATTAAAAACGCTGCACCCGGATGTATACGCAGAATGCAGCAGTAAAACAAGTTACAAGCGGTTTAGCGTGGTATAAGAGGGTTATAACATGATTGACGAAAAAAGATTTAGATATGCGCTTGCTTCGCTTGATAAAGCGGGACAGCATCAAAAGACGACAAAAGATAAATCGTATTATTACGGTATGCTGACCATGTTACAAATTATCGTTTCCGACGGCTGGCAAAATGACGTTTTTGTGCGCCGGAGTGATAGCGGGACTCATTACATTTTCGACAAAACCGCCGAAGGGCGTATTTAAGGGGAGGCGCTGCACATGATATTTTCTTGTATTCTGTTTTTCTTCTGGTTTTTCTCTGCACTCTTCAAGGCATCCAAGTGATGCCGATCGGATACTTTGGCGGGGCTGCACCGTAAAGCAACCCCGCCCCAGCCCGAAAGGACAAAAAACTTTTGCGAGCCCTGTTTTTGGGGCTTGCAGTATGATATACTAGCAGCAGCAAACCCACACAAGGAAGGAGCGTATAAAATGAAGGTTATTGAAGGGTTTAACGAATTTTTCCGCAAAATGTCAGCCGATGAAGAAAAGGTTTTTGCATACCTTATCAGGCGTGGCGATGGGGCAGCCGTCAAAATCGGCGATGCAGTATACTTTTACTGGGGTGATGATATTGGCCCCCGTCCCGCTTCTCGCTTTGACAAATTCGACAGTTTAGAAAGCTATCAAAATTTCAATTTTGCAGGCTACAAGAAAAAAGACATTCCAAGTATCACATATCATGTATCTTATGATGAATGGCGCAACCAGCTGACAAAATACGACGACGACGAAATGAAAACGCTTTTTGACAAGTATAAAATTTAATTCGCTCGCAACAATCACACCCCGCCCACGCTGGCGGGGCTTTTCTTTTGCCTTGCATCTGCTGAGGGTGCAGGGCTTTTATTTTGCCCTGCTGCAGCCACATACAAGCGTTTGCAGTGCGTTTTGCATCGTAAATGCAACTTAACCGCACATGCCGCAAAACAGCGCACAGGGCTTTACAGCGGCTTTTCCTGAGATTTGCCCCATTTAACCGCCCACAATACCAGACCGGCAAAAGCGGATATAACGCCGCCTGCGCCACGCTGGAGCATATCACAGCGCCGCAGCACCTCCAGCGCATACCCAAATACAAGCGTCACGCCCGGACGCTATACAGGTCAGCACAGCCGCCCTATTATAATAAGGTATGTAAGGGGTCAGCGTCTCCACCTGTACAGGGTCAGCCCGGCGGCGGTCTCGATACTTCCCACGCCCGGCGGTTTGCAGTCTGGCACCCTCCACCCGGCGGGGCAGTCCAGCGGCAGGGGCGCGGCGGGCGGCGCGGAACCCTTGACGGCTACCGCCGTATCTCTTTTCGGGCTTTCGCCCGATAGCCAATAGAGGTCAGCAATAGTCGTAGCGTTCCGGTTGGAATAGTTGTAGCCAATAGTCGTAAAGTCGTCAGACGACTAGCTTTTGAAAGTCCTATATATCGTATAGTAACAAGCAGCCCGCTGATAGTCGTAGAGTAATAGTCGTAGCGTTTTATTGCGAACCTTCGTAAAATAGTCGTATATTTTTTGTGTGAAATAGTCGTTCGCCTTTTAGAGAAAGAGAGATGCGATAGTCGCTAAGTCATCAGACACTCCAAAAATCAATATATGTAAAGACACCTGTCAATTTTAATCCCAGTCGCATTACCTCAAAATCTTTAACCATCGTACTTATTATAATAGTCGTAAACAATTGCTCAATCTTTTTAACTATTATTTCGCTGGGATAGTCGTATCATCTGATTCGGCCTGTTCATATCCAATTTAATTCCTATTAACGCACTATGATATTTTATTCAATTCATAGCATTCTACTGGGAATAGTCGCAAACTAAATACATCAATATTTTTAACAAACAAAGCAAACCGCTCCGGCTGGTCAGTTGCTTTCGATTCGCAATCAGCTGCTCATATAGTCATACAACATTTCTACATATTCAACCGACTACAAAATGAAGTCAATCATCCATGTGAAATAGTCGCAGACCATCCACAAACACAAATCTCACGCCATTTTTCGCATACGGTCTGCTCTGCTGGCTAACGGTATAGCTTTGGAAATAGAGGGTTGTAGGGGGAAAGAACCTTTATGGAAACATTTGGTTGTCGTTTTTAGTTGTCACAGTTGTCTCACCATTTTGGCGTGGGGGCCTCAAACAATTTATTTGTTTGAGGGGGGAGTTAGGGGGATTATAGGGGGTAATAGGGGTTGTAGGGGAAAGAGGGGGAAGAAAGGGGGGAAGATTAGTATACCATGATACCAACGCATACCATTCGTATCAACTGGTACGATTCGTATCGCTTGGTATGCAATTATTGCATCTATTTGCATGCAAACGCATCTTGCCGATAGTCGTAGCCATATCAGCCCAAACGCTACTCGATCGAGGCGGTTCCTACTCAAAATCAGACCTTGCCGTTTTCTCTCGATAAATACCAGACGAAAAAAGCACGGAATAGTCGCAGAGGGTAGTTTTACCACCTGACACCATTCCATGCTTTTCATTCCGTTTGTTAATTGGTGATTATAGCGGAGATTTGAATTCTACTGTCTGCTTGCATCTTGCGCATACGCTCTGATGCTGCTTCCTTCTGCTCATCCGTCATAATTCTTGTGGTTGCAAACCGCACAAGGCGTTTTGGCATCTCATACCACTTGCCGTCCTTGTCCTGCTTGACCAGCTTGTACGATGCAGGCTCGCGCTCACACAGCTTGTCCAGCTTGCGCATATACACCGGGTCAGCGGTATAAACCGATGCAGCATCTTCCGCTGCATTGAAGTTGACGATGGTCTCTTGTTCCAGTCGAGTGATGTTCATAATCGTTTTCCTCCGTTTGTTGATTGACGAAAAATATTTATGGGGTTCAGACGGTAACTTTATCGCCTAGACCATGTTATCTGTTTTTCTTGCCTATTCTACTGTGACGATACGAGCGCAGAAGCAATGCTAGGTCACTATCACTCAATCGCTTCGTATGTTTTCTCGAAAATGTCAGGTTTGCACGGGTAGATTTCGCCATTTACGCCACGAATGATATAATCGCCAGTCCTTGCAATCATAGTCCCTTCAAGCGTTTTAATCTCGCACCACGCAGGGTCATTGTGAAACTTTCCGAAGTCATGCGTGATAATATCATTGCTACTTACTGCATCCCAGAACCAATCTGCTCCAACAAGGCCTCGTGCATTGAGCTTGAATGCCTCGATAACAACTGGCTTTTTGCGGTATTTCATGTTTATTCTCCTCTCGTTACATCCACACGCATTCTTTGAACTGCTGTGTTTCCATCTGGAACGTGATGTCCAGTGATCCCACGTTGCCCTCTTTGTTCTTCTCAAGTGCAAAGTGATAATGCTTCTCCGGCCGCTTTTTCGTAGTCACGTTCTGTGCCAGCAGGATGATTGCATCTGCGTCCTGCTCGATTTGCCCGGATTCTCGCAGGTCTGCGGCGGTCGGTGGGATACCCGCTCTTGCAGTCTCTCGATTGAGCTGTGCAAGTGCTATCACCAGCGTTCCTGTGGACTGTGCGAACTCATGCAGAGCCATACTGATTTCCGTGACGGCACTGTATCGGTCTTTCGCTCCGGCTTGATGGATAAGCTGCAAATAGTCGATGAAAACCACTTTGGCTTGCATCCTGATAGACTGTGTTCTAATCCACCCAACGCTCTTACCAGCGGCAGAGCGGACGAACAACGGATATTTTTTGATAGCTGCCAGCCGGTCAAGCTCGTTAATGCTGACGGTCTTGTTTTTAACCGTGTGAAGCGGTACGCCTAGCTGGTTTGCGATGATACGAGCGTAGAGCGTATCCGGGTCGGTCTCTAGGCTAAAATATGCTACCTTGCGTCCGTTCTTGGCTATTTCACAGGCAAGTTGCAAGGACAGAGCGGTCTTGCCAGCAGACGGTCTGCCTCCGATCACAACGAAGTTGCCCGGCACAAGATGCAAGTTGTTATCCAGCACTCTAAGCCCTGTGCTGATATACTCCGGCTTATCATCCAACTTGCGGATGTAGTTGTCTATGCCATCGCACATCGGGATGAAATCACTTCTCTCGTTGTGCAGGTTGATAGCTTCGCCTAGCTGCTCATAGATGCCTGTCAAGTCTGCGTATCTGGTCGAACCGTCAACGATTTTGAACGCGATCTCTCTGGCTCTGGACAATGCTGCCTGTTCCTTGACGATTCCAACCCATCCAAGCATCATGTCATGGGTGACGTTGCGGATAAATTCTGCACCAAAGGCATCTAGGCATTCACCCATTGCCTTCTTGCAGTTATCGTACCGCCCCATGACTTCTACCGGGTTCCACTTGTCGTTGTGTTCCCAATAGCCACGAATGGCAGCGAATGTATCACGCAGCTCAGGACAGAAATCGTCGATTTTAAGGTCTTGCAGAACATCGGCATACTCAGAAAACGTAAGGACTGCTCCCAGCAGGATGTATTGGGTCTGATTTTCAATATTCACCGCAGAAAGTCTCCCTCGTCAGGTAATTCAGCCATTGTCTGCTGATAGCCACCGTTCCAGTCCTTCACGTTACGCATCCAGTTCCGTGCAGCAGCTTTCCAGTCCTTCATGGGCGATTTTCCAACCTTCCAGCCATTTGCCGTGAAGTGGTCAACAAACCGCTCTGCTTCTGATTCCATGTAACCCTTGTCCGCAAAGTATTCTTTGGCTTGCTCGATAGTCGGAGCTTTGAAGCGTTTGACTTCGTTGGTATTTTTCTTTTCACATTTTTCTTTTTTATCAGATTCAGATACAAAATCAGATACAGATAAGCTACCATTCGTATCAGTTGGTATGTTTGGTATACCATTTATACCGTTCGTATCCTGTGATACCATTGGTATGCTTTCGTATTTTTTATCGTTCCAACGCTTGTTTATATTTTTCTTGTTTGCTTCTCGTCTACGTCTATCACGTTCTTCCATCTTCTGCACGTTCATATCATCAAACGCCTTTACGACTTTCCAGAGCATCCGCATAGCACGGTCGTTGTCATATGCTGGCTCAAGTCCAGTCTCAACATACTGCGCGTAGTTGCGGATAAATGCTCCAAATTCCTCATTCGTAAGCTCGTCCATCGCATGGACGTGTTCCAGCAAAAGAATCATTGATGTTCTCGGCTTGTGTTCCTGCTCCATACTTAATCCTCTTTGTAGCGTTTGTTCCATGCTTCGATAGCGTCTTTACGTCCATCGTGGATAATTTCAATCTCCCCACTATCGTTCATTTTGAACTCGATTTGATAGCATCTATCAGGAATTGTGGCTTTGCATTTAGAGCATCGGATATTAAATTCGTACCCTCGCAGAAGGTTGCATGAAGATGCGGTATTAACGGAAAATACAGCTTTTCCACCGCAAAACGGGCATCTCTTAAGTTCTTCCATTTTTAATTCTCCTTAAAACAGGTGATCAGCGTCAGGTTCACGCAGCCAGCCTTCGCCCGGAATTAGGTCTCGCCCTTCATCCAGTTCTTTATCTTGTTCACGGCTTTTTCAATGTCCTTGTCGGGGCAGTCCGGGTTGTCGTATGCAAAGAAATCTTCAGGAAATTTAAGCTTTTTCACTTTCTAAATCCCTCTCTTGTTCTCGTGATTCGCTTATGCGCCTTTACAGGCCTTGTGCCTTTGCCGTATGCCGGGCGAATATGCTTCGCCTTGATATACCCACAAGGCGGTTTCGACCCAAAGTCGAAAAGGCTCAAGTCCATAATGATGATGCCAAACTTCTTGTTCGTCATGTTTACTGCTCCTTACGCATACCATTTCGGTGCTTCGTTAAAGATTTTCACACCTTCTGCAAATCCAAGCTTTTCTAAGGTTTCACACATGATACCGTCCATCATGCTGTGAACGATTTCTTCATCATCACCGTACTTTTTGTATGCTTCCTGCATTTTTGCCGTGAATGCGTCAACCATATCCTGCGTAATAACGATATTGTTTTCCATAAGCCCTCCTACACCATCGGAAACGCCATCCAATGCGTTACCGTCACATCTTTCGGCAGTCTCTCGCCTATCTCATCCCAAAACTGACCGTCTGCGTAACAGCCAAGAAAGTATGCTGTCGGCGAGAATCCTTGCAACATTTTTCCATCTTTATCACGCCACGTTGTCTTAGTCGCAAGCAACAAAGGCTGCGTCCGCTCTCGTGGCAGTTCGCTTGCTGGATGCCAGAGGGTGTTAGCCATCCGCGTTCTCCATTTTCGCTCCACAGTTGGGGCAGTAGTTCCAACGTGTATGATGATTTTTTGTGTGGCATCTGCTACACTCGAACCTTGTAAATGTACCGTCCTGTACAATCCATCTCTATCTAGCGGTACGCTCTAAGGCTGTCGGGGCATCTTCCACAACGTCAATGGCATCGCCAATATCGCAAGTACGGCATCTAACTCCATTGTAGTTCTCGCAGCCATCGCAATATGCTTTCTTGATTCTCTCAATAAGTGCGTTTCGTTCAAGGTATTCTGGATAATTAGACATTGTTATACCTCCGCAACAGCAAGAACGGTTGCATATCCAATTAAGAAAATAGCAACATTGATAACCGCACAAGCAACAACCTTGATAACGGTGCTATCAATATATTCGTCCATAACTTCCCAAAGGATACATCGCTCAAACAGATAAATAGGCGATACAAACAATATACCCACCATCGTTGTCAAAACGATGCCTAAAGCGACCTCATATATCGGAATTGACTTTTCTCCCTTCAATCCCCATCCCACACACCGTCAGGACGCATCTTTGCAAACGCTAACAAACCGTACAGGGCACGTTTGGCGTTGCCCTCTGTGGCGTGCCAGTAGTTGCTATCGTCCACATCGTCACCTAGCGCAGAAATAGCCTTTTCAAGCATCGGGATGCTCTCTGCGCCTGTTTTGCCATAGATGGAGCGGATGCCACCCTCGCCGAATACTTCTGGGCGATAATAGAAGTGACCGTAATTATAGGTGATGTTGAGCCACAGTTCTTTTGTGCCACCCATAGCGCGCATACCACCAGCGATAAAATGTGTACTATCCGCTTTGAGCGGTTTGTGCGTTACTGGGTCGCACAACGAAATGTCATAACTCATCTTTCTTCTCCCATTCCTTGCATCCACGTTCGCCCCACACGAAGTCTGCAACGTGTTCTGACTGGTCGTTCACACACACACCCTCCGGCTCTGTGTACCATTTGCAAGAGCCACAGGACGGCTCAGATTTGTTCTTGCAGGATTCTGCTGTGCATCGGATAGCCTTGCCAGCAGAGAACTGCTTGATGCCCATGCAAGAGCAGTGTTCGGTGGTACAGTAAATGTCCATTATCTCTGCCCTCTCTTTCCCCTGTTGAACCGCCCGATCACTCGTTTATACTCTGCATAGCACTCCGGGCAAAGGTCGCCTGTGTCCCTGCGCCACGCCCAGTCCTTGAAGTATTCGTCAGGGTTCATCATCCTGCCGTCAAGAACTGCTCCGCAGCGGTCACATACTCGCTTGTGGTAAATTCCTCTGTCAGTCTGCATTAGATTTGCCTGCTTTCTTTTTAGATGCGCGTTTTTTATTTGGGCTTTCAATCTGCTGTGGTTCAATCTGCTGTGGGATAGAATCAATCAGATTCTTGAACTTCTGCATAGTTTGATATTCAATCAAGCCAAGCATAAACTGCGCTAGTTCTAATGGCGTTCCAACCTGTTCTGAACGACCGTCAGGATATGTAATGATTTTCATTGCTCGTTCTCCCCAACATTCTTAAACAGGATTTCTTTGTCGGCTTTCCAGTCTTTGATTTTGCACGGAATGTCCGTGCCGGGTACGGTCTTTTTTAGACCATCCATCTGCCAGACGTTCCATGAGATGATAGAAGCCATCTCGCGAACCTTCCCAGCGTCAGGCTCTATGCCAAACAGCCACTTAAAGTTCTCTCGCCATGTCAGGAGCATATTTGCTCTTGCAAGCAACAGGCTGTCACCCTGCCACTCATAGCCGTATGTAGTCGTCGCTGCGTCCTCTGCCACATCGTGCCATGTCCAGACATTCCAATCAAACCAGTTGTTTACACATTTCAGTTTGCGATCAAATAGTCCTTTCCGTTTTGGTACTGGAATCTTTTTGCCTGTTACCGTGTCGTATCGGTTCACGAGGAATGGTGCTTCTCCGCAGGTGATTTCAAGGACTGTCGAATGGATGTACTTGATGGGCTCTTTCTTCATATCGGGCATCGCACCGTTTTCTTCGCCCATGTCTATCATCTTTTCGCAGACCCAAGAAGGAGTGAAAACCTCTGCTTTTGCTTTGGTTCTTTGCTTCTGCTCATCCAGACGCTTGAGAACTCGTGGCACTGGTGGGCACTTCTTGATTTGTTCTAATGTGATTTCATCCGCAAAGCCTGCGTCCAGTTCAGGCGGTGGCTCTGTTGCCCAGATGATGTTTTTGCCGGTAGCGCGGTCTTTAAGCAAGATAAACAGCGCCGCTGAAAGAATCGGGTCGGAGAAGTCAACCAACCGTTGTTTCATTTTTCTCCACCTCTCTGTACTCCACGTCAATCCCCTTCGGCAAAGCCGTCTGGTACTTCTGTGCCAACTGCTCTGCGCTCTGAGCATCGCCCAACGGTTGTTCAGGCGGCGCAACGGTGACTTCCACGTTGTCACGCATACCAAAGTAGTTCTTGGCTCGGAAAATCCACTCTGCCGGGTTCTCCTGACCGTACATACCGTTGTACGCCCACATGGACTGCATTTGCAGAATCAGTTTGAGGATGTACTTCTGCTGCAAGCTGTCGTCACGGCGCTTGCCCGCCATAATCTGCTTCAGGCTCACCCATTCGATGCCCAGCACCAGTGCAATCCATTCCACCACAGGGGAGATTCTAGCTTTGATGCAAGCGTCAAAGAAGAAATCAAGGCGTTGCTGTACTTCAATCGGGTTGTTCATGTCAACGCTCGGAAGGTCGCCAAAGTACTTGGCTGCAATCATGCCGATTACTTTCTTGTCCTCTTCATCGCCGATTCTCGACTGCAAATCGCCCGTGTTCATCATCTTTGACTTCTCGATAGCCAATGCCTGTTGCTCCTTTACCTTCTTGCTGACCTGTGATCGGATGCTCTTGTTCTTGTTCAGGTTTTGTATCCGCTTCTTCTCACGTGCTTTCTCACGCTTTGCAGCGGCTTCCTCTTTCGCCTTTTGCGCTCGCTTCTCACGCTTCTTCTTTTCAGCTTCGGTCAGCGGCGGTCTGCCACGACCACGCTTCGGGGGTGTTGCCATGTATCAGACCTCCTTTGGAGCGGTCGGCAGTTTCATCCACCATCCTGCGTATACGAACTCGTTCTTGTAGTCGTCAACAAATTCGTTATCAGGTGCGCCGGGTTCACGGTGCGCAATAAAAATTGAACAGCCATCCCAAAGAAGAACAGACTGATAATCAATTGGCAAACCGTCTCTAATGCTAGTCCAATCGTTCATGTTCTCACTTCTTCATCTTCGTTTCGATGTTGTCCAGCTTCCGTGCAATCCACCAGACGGAACAGCAGTTGTCCAACTGCCGCCACCAAGCGCACCTTTCTTTCTCGCAGACGCACCGACCAAGCGGATTGCTGGTCATCTTCATCGGGCAGTAAAGTTCGTTGTCCATTAGTACTCCTTTTCAATATGAACCTTTGCAATGCCGACCATTGCATCATCATGGCATTCCATAATCCTACCGTGACGGAGCGACACACAGTTATATGTAGTGCCACCGTAAAAGCCGGAATTGTCCGTAATCTTGCTTGTCTTCATAAGAAGTTCGCCGTTGTAGTAAAAAGGCTCTCCTTCCTTGATGGAATCAAAACGAACTCTCTGCTTACCATGTTCTCCACGAATTTCCATACTTACCTCCACCCCATTACAACTGCCGTACAAACGACCAGACACACGTTGATGAACAGCCATACAAGCATCGCCTGCCGTTTCTCAAACAGGTTGTTCGCCATGTTCTTGATTGTCCGTTCGGACTGAACTACCGCCGCCAGCAGGACTAGGCAGACCAGCCAGCGAGTTACAAACTCAAACATTTCAGAATGCCCCCCAACTGTTAATAGTCATTTTCTTCCCGCAAATCGGGCATTCAGGAAGAGTTTTGTTCCAAACTTTATTTGCTGTCATCGTTGCAAATCGAGTGTCAAGGACATCTATATCCGTTCCGCACAAATCGCAAGAGAATTTTATGCTCCTCCGAATATCATCGCTTATCCTCATGGATAACGTATCGTCAACTTCTTTGCTATTCAACAGTGCCATTGTTATCCTCCATCAAATCGTCCATGCTCAGCTGACCACTGATGTTGTCATCTTCCATCCACCAGAGAAAAACGTCCATGCCGGTCTGCCAGTCGCACGGTAAGCCTTTTGCTTTTCTGACATCAAGCATTCGTTCAAACGCTGAGATGTACATTTTCTCGTAGGCAGGCCAGCGCACAAACTCGCGCTGTCTGCCCCCCCTACCGGCCATAGGACAACCGATGCAGCCAACACGTTTCTGCCCTTCGCAATACAGTGGATTGACAGGCAGGTGTTCGCTGTGCGTGTAGTCCCATACATCATTGTCAGACCAGTCCACGATCGGATTGACGGTCATCTTGCCCTTGAGGTTGCAGGTCTCGAACAGTTGCCGCTTTTCATCATTGTCGCCCATAAGAATGATGCGCTTTTCCTTGTCACGATGGCTAAACTCCATCGTTCCACGGTTTTTCTTTCTGTTTGTTGATTCAGCCCAGCGAACGCCGGTAGCGATAAATCTATCGCGGCCAGTATTTTCTTTGAGTACGGCACAGCAATACCGTACAAGTCTTGTTGGCGGCATCAGCTTTTGCGGAATCAGCGTCCACATGGACACAGGCCTGTCCTTGTATCGTGGCATGACGATGGAGCATTTGATTCCACGCTCTTCCATCGCCTTAACCTGCCCACGGATGAAATAGACCGTCTCCGGCGCATCTGCTGTGGTATGGCTGTTGACCACCTCGAAGTTGATTCCTGCACGTTCAGCCAGCGCCACGAGCACCTGCGAATCCTTACCGCCAGAGTATGTGACCATCAGCGGTTTCTTGTACCGATGCTCGGATAGCCGTGCGGCGTCCTGCAACCGTGCGATCGCAAGCTGTTCCTTATCCATCAGCTCCACCTTTCTCTCAGCTCTTTTTCGACCTGTTCTGACTTTGCAGTGATGTAATCCGCAAACTCGTCAGGGGTCATGTCCTCTTCTTTGAACTTGCCGACCATCTCCCAGTACCTGTCACCAATGCGGATGATTTTCTGCACCTGTTCATCGGTCAGGTCTGCATCGCACCGAAGGTTCTGGATCAGTGCACCCCATGTTGCAGCAATGCCATCCAGAGCCATGCGAAAGCCGTACAACTGGTTCTGTCTTGCGATTTTGCGGAGGTTGGTCGGCTTGACCTGTTTGCCACACAGGGGGCAGTTTCCGAATTTATTCATCTGACTGCTCCTTGTCGGTGGAAAGCTCGAATGTAACTTTTAGCTTCTTGTTTCCAATAACGCCCCACACTTTTTCGAGTTTTGTTTTGTCTAAACTATCCATTTCAATAATAAAATGAGACAGAACAGCGGAAACCGCTTCATCGGTCACATCAGACTTGCTTCTCCATAACTGCAATCCATCTTTCCGCTGCTTCATCATCGTTCCGGCATAGATGGTTCCGAATAGCCCGCATCCAACATGATATTCAGCCATTTTTATTCTCCTTTTCTTCAAGACGAGAGAGCCAACGCTTGTATTTAGCGTCCTCAATTTCAATCTCTGCGTCCCAAAATTCGCATTCGGAATCGAGGCTATCTCCAAACCAAGCATCGCACAAAGCCTTGACTGCGTTATTTATATCTGCAATTTCTTCTGTCAAATTCGCTTCACACTCTGCAACGCTCTTCGGCGTCGGGTTCGTACCATCCAGCGCACGGCGCAGCTTCAACGCTGCCTGTGCCAGTTCAGATGCTTCTTCTGCCAACTGTGCCAAGATTTCCGTCTTGGGCAGAATGTCTGAAATTTTCTTGTTCACTTCTGCTCTCCTTTCAGCCAGTCGTTCAGCTTTGCCATGCAAGAAGGGCAAAGAAGAATACTCCACCCTTCTTTCCCGCCAATTATTGGCCGAACTTCAATTTTTCCATTCATTTTGTTCCATTTGTTCCATTCTTCAAGCGTATACGTTTCGCCACACCTATCGCATACCATTGTCATTTTCTTTCTCCAATCTCTTTAATAGCGCATCCACGTCATACCGCCAATGGACACGCAGCCTTTTTGCTTTGACCTCTATCCCCTCTTGCTCTGCCCACTGCCAAGGGATGCTCTTGCGGCTCTCGTTGTAACGGAACGTCAAAACCTTGCTGGCAGGGATTGCAAATGTGCGGTTGACCGCTCTGTAATTGACTATCACATGGGCGGTCTGACCGCTGTACCCCATTGCATCCACCATGTCCGTGATGTGTTTTTCCTTGTGGTATTTGCACTTTGCCTTGTCGTACTTGCCGAGCACCTTTTCCAGAGGGATAGAGGGCGTTTCAATGGTTTTTAGCTCAAACAGGTGGTTCATCGGGTATCGGTACACAAGGAAGTCGCAGATGTTGT